TTTGCTGCTCCTAACACTGTTCAAGTTACTTACAGTTCAGGCAACACACTCACAATCAGCAGCAATCCAGAAGTGTTAACCAGCGGTGAATTCAAGTTCAAAGCAGGCGACTTTATACAACTAGGATCAAACAGTGTTTATACTGTAACAGATGATGTAGCATACAACAGCAACACAATAACAGTTCACAGACCTGTACTAGAAGCAGCAGGCACTTACACACTAAATGTAGGACAAAGTGTAACTTGGCAAGTGTTGTGTGTAAACTTTCCACAGTGGGAAATATTTGGTTATGATCAAGTAAGGTGGCAAGGTAAATTTATATTCGCGGAGTCTGTGTAAATGGCATTGAATCTAAGCTCATACAGTGCTGTTCAAAACAACACATTCGTTAGAATAGATGTGCCTGGATATCAGGTATTGCGTTTCAGTGATTACCACAAAGAATACAGCATCAACAGTGAAAGCTATGATAACCTTGGCAACTTGTTGAGCATAACAAACACCAGCAGTGAGCTAAGAGCAAGTCCTGAACAAGTTACATTGGCTATCAGCGGTATTTCAACACCAAGTGTTTCAACTATATTAGGAACAAAACTAAAGGGCAGTGATGTTCAAATATACAGAGCATTGTTTGACCCTACTACAGGCGCATTGTTAAGCGTCAGCAGCAACCCTACAATCAAGTTTAGAGGTGTAGTCAGCAACTTTAGTATAGAAGATGAATTGTTGGAAGGCGCACAAGAAGGCACAGTTCAACTTGTGTTAGAATGTAGCAGTGTTGTAGAATTACTTACAAACAAAGTGGTAGGGCGTCGAACAAATCCAATAGATCAAAAAGCATTGTTTCCAGGTGATACAAGTTTTGATCGTGTGCCAGCATTGGCAAAAAGCAACTTTAACTTTGGAGCACCGCAATGAGTTTTCTATCCGGCATAGGTAGTTTTTTAGGTAAGGCAGTTGGTTTTCTAACTGGACCTGGTATTGGTAGCACACTAGCTAGAACAGTTATAGCAGGGTATGCCTTGCGCAAATTAAGTGCTGGAGCACTCAAAGGCAACGATACACAAGATGATGAAAACATCGATGAAGGTGTAAGACTACAGGTTAGACCCAACAGTACAAATAGAATACCAGTGCTGTATGGTACAGCATACTTTGGCGGTATTATATCTGATGCTGAATTAGCAAGCAACAATCAAACCATGTACTACTGTGTAACACTGTGTGAAAAAACAGGCACAGGAACAGACAGTGTTGCCAGCACATATACTTTCAAAGATGTGTATTGGAATGATACTAGAATTGTTTTTCAAAGCGATGGTATAACAGCAGATTATGCCATAGACAGAGATGGCAATGTAGATAGAAACATCAGTGGTCTTGTAAAGATACACTGCTATGCAGGAGACAGCAATTCGCCTGTTGCGCCACAAGGATACAGCAATGGCAGTTTGCCTAACGCAAGCAGTGTTATGCCTAGTTGGACCAGTGCGCAAGCAATGAATGACCTTGTGTTTATTATTGTTGAAGTAACATACAACAGAGAAAAAAGTCTTACAAACCTAGGTGAGATAACTGTAGAATTAGAAAACAGCCTCAAAGAACCAGGACATGTATTATATGATTACATGAAGAATGCAGTGTTTGGTGCTGGCATCCCAGCAGACTATATTGACAACACTGCTCTAAATGCGTTGAATACATACAGTGCCGAAAGTGTAAATTATGACAGTGATGATAGTACAGCAGCTACACTAGCAGATAGATATCAAATCAACGGTTTGATTGATACCAGCAGAGATGTAATGAGCAATCTTGAAGCCATTGCAAGCGCCGCAGGTAGTTGGGTAACATTTGATATATTCAGTGGTAAATGGAGTGTTGCTATAAACAAAGAAGGCACCAGTGTAGCAAGTTTTGATGATTCAAACATTGTTGGCAACATTGGTATTCAAGGCACAGGCATACAAGACCTATACAACAGTGTAAGAGTAGAGTTTCCAAACAGAGATATTAGAGACGCACCTGACTTTGCCAAGATAGATATACCTGAAGCAGATAGAAATGACAACGAGTTTGATAACACACTAAACATCAGTTACAACTTGTTGAATGAACCAATCCAAGCAGAAATATTAGGATTGATTGAACTTAAACAAACTAGAGTAGATCTAATCGTTACATTTAGAGCAGACTACAGTTATATGAATCTCAAAGCAGGCGAAATTATTGACTTAACCAATACAGCAGCCGGTTGGACAAACAAAGACTTTAGAATTATCAGTGTAAGAGAAATACACGATGCAGATGGTGCGTTGAGTGTTGAATTTACAGCACTAGAATATGATGCCAATGTTTATGCTGTAGATGATTTGTTTAGATTTATTCGCAGTGATCAAACAGGTATTATTGCTATCGGTAGTATTGGCACACCTGGCACACCTCAAGTTACAAAGTTTGAGCGTGACAGTCGTCCAAGGGTGGAGATAGAAAGCACCACTCCAACAGGCGTTGTAGAAGCATTAGAGTATTGGGCTACCACAGACCAAGACGCAGATGATGCTGATAGAAGTTACAATTTAATTGCTACAGAACGCCCAGTAGGCGGCGGTGTGTTCTCGTCAGGCACAACTGTTACACTAGATTATGACGCACTGGCAAGCAACAACTTTTTTGTTAAAACTAGAGGTGTAAATGCTATTACAGTAGGACCATTTAGTGCTCCAAGCGGCTTTACTTACACACCACAACAACAAACAGACGCAGTTGGTCCTGACACAGATGTGTTAGATGGCTTGGGCGGACTTGCTACCACACTAGGTTTGTTGAGCTTGTTGAATGGTGTTGATGGATTGTTTGGCAAAGACACTGCTGGCGGTAGTTTGTTTGAAAGTATATTTGACGCTTTCAGTGATGACACTGGTGTTGATATTAGAGGCGATGCTGCTGCTGGTAGCCTAGTTGTTGATGCTGCTATTGCTATAGAAGATGAAGGCACAGAAATTGTTAGCCAAGTTGGCAGTTTGAACTTTGTTGGCGATGCTGTTGTAGCATCAGCAAATGGCACAGATGTAACTGTTACAATAAGTGGCACAGGTGGCGGCGGCAACGGAGGTGGCAGCGGTGTAGTAGAAGTTTTAGCACCTAGTGGTTTTAGGCCAACTGATGATACAGATGATAATACAGAAAGTGCTCAATATTCACCAAGAGCAGATATACAATGGGATGTAACTGGTAGTTGTTATATAAGATATTATTCTACACAAGGTAGTTTTGATGTAGGTGAATTATCAGCAGGTAGTGGCAGCTATCACTTGTATAAGTCAGATGACACACTTGTAGAAAGTGTAGCCATAGGTAGTTGTACTATTGATGTAGATGTAGTAGAAATACCTTTTGGTACAAGAGACTTTGCTACTGACTACTATGTGTTAGCAGATGAAGGTGTGGTAGCTTATTGCGGTATTGAAAGTCAAACAATAAACAGCAAGACTGAATGGAACTTCAACACAAAACCTAATGCTTCAAGCACAGGCACAGCAATTACAGCATTGGTAGCAGCTAATAAACAACTTACTGTAACAGGAGTTGACGCAGGTGGAGCATGTTTTTATGGCAGTGATTTAATTGTTACATTTAGTCATGATATCGCAGCAGGAAGTGGTGAAATAAAGTTAAAAGACTATAATTCAGGTTCAACTGTTGATACCTTTACTATAGGAAGTGCTGTAATAGGAGGCAATATTGCTAACTTTGGCGAAATAAATGTAGCATCGCCAAGTAGTCAATACTACTTTGAAATACCTGCTAATTTAGTTATTGCTGGCAGCAGCGGATGTGCTATCAGTGGCAACGAAGCGTTTGATAGTGTGTTGTTCAATACACCTGTTTTGCCTACTGTAACAGAAGTTTATTATTACAAGCAAGGCAGTGAAATAGAAGCAAGCGACAGCACAGCAGGCATTGAACCCGAAACAGATTTTAGAATAGTATTCAACGAAAGTATTAGATTAGGCACTGGTGTGATTACAGTAGGTAGCCAGAGTATAGACCCAGCTACAGCAAACAGCATTGTTTTTTCACACAGTGGCAACACAATAAGATTGAACCCAACAGTTGATTTTACACCAGGCAGCACTGTAACTCTTACAATACCAGCAGCACTAATCAAAGGTTGCGGTGGTTTGATGGCAAGCAATTACACACTAACATTTGGTGTAGATAATCTAGCAATGATGTCACCATCTAATGTAACAAACAATGTGCCACAAAGTGTGCCGTCAACAGTTGAACTCACAACAGACAGAACTATTAGTGCTGGAACAGGCAACTATAGAATATTAGATGAAAGCAGCACAGTTGTTGCTGAAAACAATGCTAGCCACAGCAGTGTAACATTAGCAAATTAAGGACAGATTTATGGGAACACTAACAATTGATTTAGAATCACTAGGATTAACTTTAACCAGGGGTGTGACATATACAATAGAGTTAGATGAAGGATTTGTTGTAGCAGATGGCAGTGGTATAGCAAACTTTGAAAACAATATAGTAAGTTTTACAGCAGAAGGACCTGATCCATCTTCTACAAGTTGGAGTTTAGACACTGAGAATGTAACAACAACTTGGAATGTAAAACTGTCATCTTTAATGGCTGGCGCAACTGATGAATTATACTTCGATACTGGATATATTGATGCTAATTATTTTGGCGATTATCCATTTGCTACAGTTTACAAAGAAGATAGCACAGTTGTAGGCTCATATATTATTCAAACATTTACAGCACCTAACCAAATAAGTTTTGAAGTTCCTAGTATTGATCTAAGAGCAGATTCAAACTATTATGTGTATTTTGAAGCAGACACTGTAAAAGATACTGTGAATATTACAAATGATGCTACAACAGAAGATACAGGCACTGTGTTTTCAACTCCTACAGAAGCAGATGGCTTTCCAGGATTTAGTAGTAGCATAACAACAACAGCTGATGTATCAGCCGCAGTAGGAAAAATTGTTGATGCTTCGGCAACACTTGACAGCAACGCAGGTATAGTTTGCGACTCAACAGGTTTGATACTATATGATGCTGTGTTAAGTTCAACATCTACCATTACATGCGAAGCTACTAAGATATTAGGTGTTGTTGAACTTGAACTGCTGTCTTCTACTGCTACACTGGATGTTACTGAACTTAGATTAAGAAATGGCGACAGCATTTTACAAACTGATGTTGATATGAGTTGCTTTGGTTGGTGGATACCACAAGATACCCATCTTTTCTTAGAAATTGATAGTTTAACAACTGGAAGTAGTGGATCCTACAGAGAAATACGCCTACAATTCAACAACTATGGTGCTGGCACAAGTAGTGTTGATTGGGGAGATGGCACTGTTGAAACTATTGCAAGTGATAGTATTATTCATCGTTATTATTCAACTGGCGAAAAACATATAAAAGTTCTCGGAACTCTTGAAAATCTTGATATAACATCTAGTTGGGATGACACTCGTCTCAGGTTTACAGAGGTTTACACTGGCAGCAGTCTGCGTGGTATAAAATGTAGAAGTGTCAATCTTACCTATGCCGGAGATGTACTTGGTGCGAGTATGGATACAATGACTAGAATGTTTTATGAATGTGTTAACTTTGATCAAGATTTAAGCCAATGGGATACTAGCAATATCACTGACATGAGCCATTGTTTTGAATTGTGTGAAGGGTTTAGCAAAGGTAATTTAAACAATTGGGACACTAGCAGTGTTACAGACATGGATTATATGTTTTCTCATACAGGCACAGATACGCAAATAAGCGAACCAGGAGCAAATGGTATACAGTTAGAAATAAACAACTGGGATGTAAGTAATGTAACTAGAATGGCAGGTATGTTTAAAGGCTTCGAAGCTAGAACAACACTGTTTGATTTAAGCAGTTGGAATACCGGCAGTGTAGAAAATATGGCAGAAATGTTTAGAGATTTTAGAATATTTGTTCTCAATGAAGATTATGTTAGTTTAACTACAGGAACCTTAGACATCGATGATTGGGATACAAGCAATGTAGAAACTATGACAGACATGTTTAGAGATAGTCAAATAAATTCATACATTGGTAGTTGGGATACTAACACTGTAAGATATATGTCAGGCATGTTCAACGGAAATAGTATTTTCGATCAAGACATCAGCAGTTGGTGTGTAAGATTTATTACAAGCAAGCCAACTGATTTTGATCAAGGAACAAGTCCAAACTGGACCACAGCTGAAAAACCGCAATGGGGAGACCCATGCTAAAAGAACGCTTTTGAAAGCGAAAAAACAAAAAGAAACTAAATATATTATATAAACACAAAGGAGAATAACATGGCGGCAGCGTCGGATTATGTTGAAAATCGAACCCTTGACTTTTGGTTAAAAGCAAACAGTCAAACATCAAGTGCACCAAGCACAGTATATGTTAGCTTACACACAGGATCACCAGTAGATGATGATAGTGGAGCAAACGAAGTATCAGGCGGAGCATATGCCCGTCAAAGTGCTGCTTTTGGCACAATTAGCAACGGTAGCGTTTCAACTAATGCTACAATCACTTACCCAGTAGCAACAGCTAACTATGGAACAGTTTCGCACATTGGAATTTATGATGCGTCAAGTTCAGGCAACTTGCTATTCCATGGAGCAGTTACAACAAGTAAAACCATTGAAACCGGTGATCAATTCCAGATTAGTTCAGGCAATCTTACTGTAACAATGGCTTAATAGGAGATAACCCTATGGCAACAATAGTAACAAGATCAGGCAAAGGATCGGCACTTACTTTCGCAGAAGGTGATGCCAACTTTACAAATTTAAACACTGATAAGATTGAACTATCTGATATCAGTGTAACAACAGGTGCAAGCGCAGGAACAAGTGCGCTGGCATACAACAATGCAACAGGTGTACTAACATTTACACCAGTTGAAATTGACGATTTGACAGCACTAGATGACTTTAGTGTTACTACAGCAGCAGCAGGCACTGCCGCTCTTAGTTACAACAACACCACAGGTGTGTTTACTTTTACACCAGAAGATACAAGTGACTTGGCAGCACTAGATGACTTTAGTGTTACTACAGCAGCAGCAGGAACTGCTGCTCTTAGCTACAACAATGCAACAGGTGTGTTTACATTCACTCCTGAAGATACAAGCGACTTAACAGCACTAGATGATTTTAGTGTTTCAACTGTAGCAGCAAGTGGCGCAGGATCACTTAGCTACAACAACTCTACAGGCGTGTTTACTTTTGCTCCTGTTGATACAAGTTTAGTTTTAGCCAATGTGTCGGAAGACTCAAGTCCTCAGCTTGGGGCAGATCTAGATGTAAATGGCAATCTTATAGTATCAGCCAGCAATGGCAACATTGAATTTGAACCAAACGGATCAGGCAATGTAAACATTACTACAGATACAGGTGGTGTAAATATTTCTACATTGTTGTCATATGACGAAATGATTCGCAGTGGCAGAACAGGTGGAACCATCACAGTAGATCACGAACAAGGTCCAATTGAATATATTCAAATGGCAAGTAATTTAACTATTCAAGGATTTACAACACCTACAGCAGGTGCCAATGTTACTTTACTATTAACCAACAGTGCTAGTTTTACTATAACATTCGATGAAACAAATTCAACTTTCTATGCAGTAGATGGTGTAGATCCTACACTAAGTGGCTTCGATATAATCAACATATTGTGTATTGATGATACAACTGACGATGAACAATATATTATTACAGCAGTTGATAGTATTCAAGAAATAACATAGGAGGTTTATATGTTTGGAGCAGCGAGAACTACATTTATAGGTCAAGCAGCAGCTTTGATGGACAGTCTAGTATCAGTTCAGAGAGTAGGTAAAGCAGTTGAAGCGTTTGGTAATACAAACATCAGCACAGCACAAAGTAAGTTTGGTAACTCAAGTTATGTATTTGACGGCACAAGCGATTCTTTGAAAGTAACTAGTGATTTAGACGACTTTTCTGGCGTTGGAGCATTTACATTTGAATTTTGGTTTAGATTAGATGACTTTGATCAAAACTATGCTTTTCTTGATACTAGAGGTGGTAACAACAGTAGGCTCAGTATAAACTTGTTCTTATGGTCAGGTGCTATTCAATTGTATCAAAACGGGTTTATCAACTGGAGCTCACAACCTACATACTCTTCCAATACTTGGTATCATGTAGCAGTATGTAAAGCACTCAATAGTTCATCTTATGAATTGTTTGTTAATGGCACAAGTTATGGAACAGTAACAGGTCAAAGCAATTTAGCCGCAGTAGATGAAATGAACTGGGGCTTAGCCAATGATGAAGTAAACTTTGATGTAGACGGATATCTTGAAGAAATCCGTGTAAGCAACACTGTTAGATATACAACAGGATTTACACCACAAACATCAGCACATACCAATGATGCTAACACATTGTTATTATTACACGGTGATGGTATCAATGGTACAACAGCATTTATTGATGATATCAATGCTGAAACAAGAGCAGATTCATATAGTTCAAATGTAACACTAGCAGTTCCGTTTAGTGATTATACTAGCTTTGATGATTACAGTTTCAATATCAATTCAAGCGAAAAAAGATGTGCTTACACCAGTGGTGATGCCGCAGATATCAGCAACGCAGACACAAGTTATTGGACTTCAGAACCAGACTATGTTGCAGCTTATCAAGGTGGCGGATCAGCAGGATCGGCACTAACTTATGCCTTAAGCACAAGTATACCAAGTTGCGCAAGTGGTTCAAACAACTATGTAGTTGAATGTTGGGTAAAAGCAGAAAGTTCAGGAACAAACTCTAACTGGTGTTTATCAAGCGCAGACTCAGGCGGTAGATGGTTGTTTAATTTCAACACTGGAACTACAATCTCGTTTGGTAATGAAAACAACATTGGCATAGGCACAAACTGGACTCATGTAGCAATTGTGTTGAAAAACGGAACAAAAAAATTCTATCTTAATGGTGTCTACAAAGGTGCTTGGACAAGTGGAAATACAGGGTTTTCAACGCTGAATGTAGGACAGTTTAACTCTGGTGATGTTAACGATTTTCAAGGTAAATTACAAGATTTGCGTGTTACCATAGGTAGCGATAGAGGTTATACTGGCAACAACAGTAGCAGTGCTAACTTTACCTTACCAAGCAGTATTATTGAGGTATTTAACTAATGAATTATACATTCAAATATATCAAAGATGGTGTTGAAACTTCAAGTCAACACACATTTGAGTCAGAACCTACATTGCAAGAAACTCTAGATCAAATGAACAGCTATGAGCCTGACGAGATAATAGATTATATAAGAGAAGACTAAATGTTTGATGATATTACCTACTACGATGGAGAATACTATGAAGGCAAATATCACACTGTAATTAAACCAAGCAGTGTTGAACTTCTAGGCGACTACATCGAAGAAGGTTATATCACAGACGATTATTTTCAAGAAGAACCTCCAGCTGTTTTCAGTTTGGAGGCTTCACCAATCAGCTATCAAAGCAAATGGGTGGACACAAACAGACCTATCGAATGGAGTTTTGTTAAAAGCAGTGGAGCAGACTACAGTTTTGACACAACCACAGTAAAATATGGTTCTTACAGTTTAAAACTGCCAGGCGATAGTGGTTATAGATATGTTAAATCAGATCTGTTATTTCCTACTTCAATTGTTCCAAGCAATGTAGAAGATTACATTATTGAATTTTGGTTTTATTGGAATGACACGGATGCAGATAACAATCATCTATTCAGTATGGGCAATAATGCCTGGTTAGCAAACAGTCTCAATATTACAAGTTTAGACAACACTGATATATTGATTTACCAAAACGGCACAAGAAGATTATCAGCCACAATAAGAGTTTGGAACAATTATCCAACCAGCGACACTTCGCTTGTTCTAGGCGGCGGGCTTACTCAACAGTGGACAAACAATGCTTGGAATAAAGTAGCCCTACAATACACAGCAAGCACAAAAACTTTTAGACTTACAATAAACAATACAGAAATAGATGCTAGATCTTTAAGTGCTACACAAGTTCCGCATAGATTACACACCGACACTCGTTTTTGGTTGTATGAAGACAACTTCAGTGCTGATGACAAATACATTGATAACTTTAGATTTACATATGGATCAAATACTATTGGCTCAAATGTTACAGAACATGCTGGTAGTATAGATGACATTGTATTCACTAAGTTTGAAAACAACTTTGATGATAGTTTAGGTATTATACTAGACATCGACGAAACACTTGCTAGTACAACAAGTTTAAGTGTAGCAGCGTCAACAGCAGTTGGTGGTATTGTTGATTTAGATGCTACATTTACAATATCATCTAGTTCAACTGTGCTTACAGGCGGTATAGCCGATATTGGTACTAGTGTAAGTATCTCAGCAGAAGCAAACAAAGTTCAAAATGCTGTAGCAACAATCAACAGCTCAACAACTACAAGTGCCACAGGTGTTAAAATTGTTAGCGCAGATAGCAGCAATGACAGCAGTTTTGCTATTACCACAGATAACACACGCATCTTGTTTGGTGAAAGCGATTTTGACAGCATTGGTAGTGTAGTTGCAGCAGTTGGTAAAGTAGGTGATTTCTTTGCCAATGTTGATATTCAAACTAGTCTGACAGCAGATGCTGCTATCACAATAGAAGGCGCAGCAACAATAGACAGCAGTTTTGCTACTCAATCAGTATCACAACGAAACAGAACAGCAGATAGCACAATTGCTACAACTACCACAATTGCTAACACTGCTAGAAGATTAAGAACAGCTGCCACACAATTAGACAGCAACGCTAGTATATCAGCTAGTGCTTTCAATCTCAAACAGTTTGGTGCTGATTTTGAAGTTGATTTTGGCACCACAGCAACTGGTAATGTTTTAACAGATGCTATACTAAATTTAAATATTCAAGCTGGCTTTACAGGGCAAGGTGCTAAACTAGTGAGTGCTGATGCAAATATTAACACTATTACAAGCATCAGCATAAAAGGATTTATTGTTAATCTTGTTCAATATGTATACTACATACCAGTTGAAACTAGAGTAAATACTATCAGCAGTGAGACTAGATCACACTCTGTTAGACCAGAAACAAGAGCGCATAGCGTCGATATCGAAACAAGATCGCAAACTATCCGAACAGAGGATAGGATACATGAAGTAAAAGGAACATAAAAATGGCAATCAACAGAGGTGGTTTCTTACAAACCAATACAGGACTAGAAATAGACAAAGATACGCAAGCAGAACTGACATACACTTTTGAATGGTCGGATTGGCTAGAAACAGGTGATGGT